AATAACCATGCATAAGCACGCCAATCCATCTTAGCCTCACCTAATGCTTTTATCTGAGCTATCTGCACAGCCTCTGCAAAGTCCTCAGCACTCTCTACATCTGCTTTAAATTGCTCATCATCTTTAAGCCAATTATAAAACGTGGTCTTACCTATGCCTGATTGACTTATAGCTGCTGATTGACTCATGCCCTGCCTAAGATTATCTAAAAGCCTCTCAACCTCAGCTACTGTTTTTTTAGTTTTGCGCCCTGCGTTGCTCTTTTTGCTCATAATGTTCTTTCAATGCAAATAATAATGTTTTCTCTATATGATTATAAAGCTCAGCAGATTCTTTGGCTAGATCTGACCCATGATTCTCTATAAGCTTTCGTCTTAGCTTAGCGAGTATTTCTAATGTATGCGTGTTGATCGGTTCATTTATTTCAGTATTCATTAGTTAACCCAGTTCACTATACCTGATTTCGAGTAAGGTTTGCCTGTGTCTAAATTGATATAGCCCATCTCTGCTAACACTTTTGATATTTTAGCAGGATAAAAGCCACTTGCATCAAGCTCCTTAGCTAATAGCTTCGCTTTAGCAAGCGCCACAGGCTGAATGCCTTGTAACCATTGATTCAGTGTATAAAGGCCAAAAGGTTTATTAGTTCTAAAATTGATATAACCCTCTGCCTCTAAAACTAAAACAATATGCTTGATCTTATAGCCCTGCTCTCTAAGTCTAATGGCCTCACATCTAGCTTTAGTATCATTATCATTTTCTATATTCAGATCTGATAGCCTGCGTTGAATCATCCCGGCTGTCCAAGGCCTTAGAGTTTTTGGGTTATAATAGCCCATTTCAGCTAGCTGTTTAATAATGTCCTTATTCATATGACCTATTTTTTTTAGCTCAATAGCTTTTTTAATTGCATCAGCTTGTACTGTATTCATTTAAACCATGCCTCCATAGAATGAGGATAGAGCTCTACTAGTTCATCTTTTATAAATTGCGCTATCACTTGAGCCTCTGGCTGTGCATGCTCTGAGTCTCTAAGCTTAATAAACTTAACCCAATTTAATAAGTTACCTGTCATATAAAAAGAGGTGTGCATGCATTGAGGTAACACTGCCCTTGCTTGCTCTCTAGATACACCCTCATCTAGCAGCTCTTGATATAATGCATGGGCATCAGAAACCACATTCTCATAGATCTGCATTAGCTCATCTGAGTTATCTAGCACACCATCTGAGCACTGCAGGTTTTTCTTAGCCTGTGCTCTAAATTGAGTAGGTGCCCAGAACTCTAAATCAGATGATGTATAGCGCCTACTTATTTCATTATAGCTAAATGTTCGATGCCTCATGATCTGCCTTGCAATAAACAAAGGGCACTTAATCATAAATGTAGCTGTGCAATGCTCAAACGGTGAGGTATGCCCATGATCAGCTAAGTAGTTAATAAGTTTTATATCTTTTCTAGGGTCTGACTCTTGAGGCCTATCTATAGCTTTTTTTAATTGCAGATGATCTGGGTGTTTAGGGTTTGATAGAATCTTGTGTAAAGTAGATCTTGATAAAATCATTTTATCTGCTGTATCTTGTACAGTTAAACCTGTTTTTCTCAGTTTGTAGATTTTGAGTAAATTTCTTGGGTTTATTCTAGCGATTGGTCTACCTACTTTTGATATGCTTTTTGTATTTTCCCAATGCTCTGCTAACTCATTTACCCAACTATTATATTTACTAACATCATCTTGATTAAATGATACTCTGGCAGCATTAACTACTGAAAGATCTGTGCCCATCGAATCAATAAGCTCGCATTTAGTATCTGTAAACATCATTTCACCGCCTTTAGTAGATCTTGAACTTTTATATCTAGCAGGTTTTCGATCTGCTTAATCCTATTCTTTAATTTAGCAATGTCCTCTTTTTGCTTTTCTACTACATCAAGTAAGACCACTAAAGCCTCTGCATCACTGTTTTTAGATTCATGAGTTGAGAGTGTACTTTGATCGGTTGGCATTATAGAGAACAAACCTAAATCATCATATTCTACACCTGCTTTAATCTCAGCTTGCACTGTTGAAAAAGCATCTTGCCTAGCTTGCTGTATAAGCTTTCTATCAAGATGATACAGAGCAAGGCCCCTTAGTGATGTATATCTTAAACCACGTAACGGTTTAATTTCTTGCACCCATTGAGTCAAGACTTGCATATCTAGAGTAGATGTAGGCTGATAATATAAACTGTCTGGCTTTGGCTTAACCCTCCTATAGTTCTCAAGATAGAGCACACGTAGGCGCTCAATATATGGCTCAAGAGATAGAAATAAGCTTCTTTTAGGTGGTAAATAGCCTGATAACTCAGATACATATTGTACGGTTTTAAAATGCACACCGCTCTTTTTTAAATACTCTGCTATTTCCCCAGTAGTGTATTGAGCTCTGTGCTCTATCAGCCAATCACTTAGATTCGGTATATCTTTTAGCTCATCTCCAATCTTGAAATTTAAAGTTTGAATGTTAAAGGGTTTACGTGTTAGTTTACTCATGTTCATTTGCTCCTAAGGGTCTGTCTGTGTAAGGCGTTGCATGGGCAGGCCTTTAGTTGTTTATCGCCATGGCTCCTATATTTTTTTAATGCAAGCCATTGTTATTTAATAGTAGGGAGTTTGCTACTCCTCTATAGTTATTTTCGCTTATATCCATAGCTGTAAGACAAGTTAGATTTTCTGAACGATCAGACCAAATCTTTAAAGCGTCTTCGTAAATAACAGGTAATATAAAAAGCTCATCATTAGTCATTAGCACAAATGAAAACTTAGGAGTTTTATAAGGGCTTGTGATAGCAACCACTTTATTAAAGTCCAATGTATCAAAGTTAATTTCTACTTTTTCAACACTTGCATTAACTAAGTTAGAACTTGATTTATTCTTCTTAGCTTTATATTTTTTATTAGATAATTTATATTTATTTAATTTTATTTTTTTCATTATTTTTCTCTTTATCGCCATGGCTCTTTATTGGGGATTGGGTAGCTCCAAGGGTTAGAGGGCTCTACAGTTTGATCAGGTGCAATGGGCTCAGATGATGGGTGCATGGTCTGTGCCTGATCTTTAGTTAGCACTCTAAATACATCTGCCTTGACTTCCCATAATCTACGCCCCTCATGTTCATAAGAGACAAGCTTACCCTCAACAAAAACTAGCTTACCTTTTCTGCATCTTTCTATAGCTCTCTCAGCAGTGAGCCCCCAAACTTTGATGTTATGCCACTCAGTCTCCTTAACCCACTCACCTGCATTGTTTTTATAATTGCTAGATGTGGCTAATGTAAAGCGTGCAAACTTACTGCTCTGAGTCTGCTTTAGCTCTGCATCTTTGCCCACATTGCCTATCAGTGTGATCTTGTTTATCATGTTCTCTTATGCGCCTTTTAATGTCTAATATGCGTTGTGCGAAATGATTAGCACTTTCCGCTGCTCTGGGTAGATGCCTCTGTGAGTTCCAAAAATTGTAATAAACTTGGCACTGAGTTAGGCTCATCTCTAGTTTTTCTAGCTCTGTTAACATAGTCTCTTTTTCCTGCTTCAAAAAAGTAACGAGCTATCTTAGACCTTGTTTGATCATATTGACTAGATAAAACATCTAGAGCTTTAATCTCAGCATCTGTGAGCCTGATGCCTACTACTGTGGTTTGATTGTCTGACATAAAAGCACCCCGCTTATATAACGATTTATAAAAGCAAGTTAACACTGTTAACAGTAAGTATGCAATAAAAAAGTGAGGCCAAAAGGTACCAACTTAAGACTAGTTAACATCCTCATCAAAAAGTTATTTCTAATAAATGTGTTAAAAAGTGACCTCACTAAAAGGAGATGTAGGATGCACTAAAACTCAATCTTTGTCGATAGATTTATAATTAATGGGCCATGGCACCAATAGCACCCCAGTTGTAAGAAACGCAAAAACTTAATAGCATCACGTCTAGCCATGATTAATCTAGCTCTATTAGATGCCCATCTACATTGCTGATCTATGCCCTGCTTATAATCATCAGTCAAAGCTTGTAGCACTCGTTTCTCATCATATATGCATCGCTCACCATCATCACTAATAATAGCATGATCAAACATGTTTCGAGGGTTTAAGTATCTTGATCTATCATCATTAGCAGCATGTGAATAAAACATATTAAAACCCATATACATTGCTGAGGTGGTTATTAGTTCGCCTATCTGGCCCGCTCATGTGGATGGGCTCACCAAACATATCAATCAATCTAGAGCCTACTGCTCTGTTAAATTGAAAATATTTAGCAATCTGTTTAGGTGTAAGGTTACTAGTCATCACTACAGAGAGTGAGCCTGATGCCCAACGCTCATAGATATGGCCTATGATGTCTACAGATTGTGTGTAAGCCCAATTACTCATTTCTGACTTGCCACCTATACCGCCTAGCTCATCAAATAAAAGCAAGTCTACACCTCTAAGCCACTTGCCATCTGATAGAGGGTTTTTCTCTGAGCTACCGAAAGTGCTTTTAACAGATTCAAGTAGAGCAGTGTGAGTAGTAAACTTGACGCGATGGTCATTAAATACAGCTTCTTTAGCTAGTGCATAATGTAAAGTAGTCTTACCATTGCCAGGCGTGCCATACATTAAAACAGATGGTGAGTTTGGAGAGTGAGCCCGCCCATACATCAGCCAACCTAACAAGTTTTGTATTCTCTCTTTCTGCTGTGAACTATCCCATTCATACATGCCAAGGTGAGCACCATTAGCATCTGATGGCAGGCTTAAATCATTGAGGCGCTTAAGCTTGCGTCTAGGTATCTCACAGTCTGAGCAAAGCTTAACTGTTCTCTTTATGCCTGCATCTGCCCAACCATCATTGCAATGCCCACAATAAGGCACAGGCTTAGTGCTAAATCGTGATGATGTTAGATGCACAAAACCCTCTGCCTCTAGATTAGATGGGGTTAGATGTTTGAATGATAGCTTAGGTTTGGCAGGCTTAACTGGCTGTTGCGCTCGCATTGCTTTAAGTCTGTTGATCTGATTTATAATTTCAGGTGTAATGAGCTTTTGCATGCCATGATTAGAGCTGTTCATAAAAACCCCCCTTTAATAGTTTAATGTTTAGATGCTCTCGAGCTACCTTTACTCTCTCATCATGCCCAGAGTATTGAGCATGGCCCTCAATGGTTTTAATCATATCAGCAGTTAGCCTGTGCTGAGTTTTAGGAAGTGATGAGTTTAGAGCTACATCATTAATAGCCTTATGAGCTAGTGGCTGTGCCTCTTCATGAGATTGTATAATAGTATTGTTAATATTGTTATATTGTAAGGGTGCAGATTTCGCACCCTTTTGCGCAGGATTTGCACCCCTATGCGCAGATTCTGCACCCCCATAGGTGCGAGAATTGCACCCCGCAGAATTTGCACCCCGCAGATTTTGCACCCCTATAATCTTATGTGTATATAAAATAATAATAGGTAGCTTGCGCCCGCCTATAGTAGACCATGCTCTTTTAATAATGCCTGCATCAGTTAAGCTTTTAATAGCTGTCTGAATAGTTCGCTTGCTGAGCCCTGCCAGAGTCTCAAGCTCTGATATAGTGCAAGGCCCCTGCCATGACTCCCAGTTTACCTTAAGCAATATGGCAAGTAGTGTAAGCTTAGTGGCAGGTGTAAAGTTAGTGTTTTT